GTAGCCTTACTTGGTACAAGCCTACTACACGAACATAAAGAATTTTTAAGTCGCTATAAAAAAGTTATCGTGGCACTTGACCCTGATGCTCTTAAAAAGAATTTGCAAATTGCAAAAGAATTAAGAGGGTGGGTTGACAAAGTAAAAGTTTTGCGTATAACTGATGATTTAAAGTATAGAAACGAAACCGATATTAACAACTTAAAGGAGATGGTATGGAACTATCATTAGTAAGAAGTCTTATGGACAAATCATTCTATGATGAACATAGAGGTTCAAGATGTCCTAACAGATTATTTAGTAAAGATGTACAGAAGATAAAACAAACACTAGATAAGGCGATGGAAAGATACAGCCGTACTGTATCGCCTGATGAGGTTGAAGCATTGTTCATAGCAAGTAACCCCTCAATGAGTACGGCACAAAAGAATGCATATGGTTCTCTCTTTATGCAAATAAAGAAAGAGAAACCTATGGGTAGTGATGTAGCACAAGAAGTGTTATCAAAGTTATTTCAACAAGTCATTGGAGAAGACATAGCAAACTTAGGGTTTGATTATGTTAATGGTGCGAAGAGTTCACTTGAACCCTTACGTAATCTCTTGGAACAATATGCTGATGACTTTACTCCCAATATGAATATTGAATGGGATGATATTACAATTGAAACTCTTCTTGCTAAGAATGATTTAGAAGCAAGGTGGACATTTAACATACCCTCATTGTGTAGACGAGTGGAAGGTATTAATGCAGGACATCTAATAGAGATAGGTGCTAGACCTAACACAGGTAAAACATCTTTTCATGCATCGCTGATAGCAGGTCCGGGTGGATTTGCAGAGCAAGGTGCAAACTGTATTGTATTGTGTAATGAAGAAAGCTATCACAGAGTAGCTGCTCGTTATCTTACAGCTGCAACAGGTCTTACCTTACCTCAAGTAAAACAAGACCCTACCAAAGCACATTCAATGTACCAAAAGGTGAAAGATAAAATAAAAATTAAAGATGTTACAATGTGTGATATGAATTGGGTTGAGTCAGCAGTTAAATCTGTTAAGCCTGATGTTGTTGTATTAGATATGGGTGATAAGTTTGCTACGTTCAAAGGGTTTACTAGACCAGACGAAGCTCTTAAAGCCTGTGCAATACATGCTAGACAGATTGCAAAGCAGTATGAGTGTGCAGTATTATATATGTCACAGCTAAGTGCTGAAGCAGAGGGTAAAGTTGTACTTAATCAAAGTATGATGGAAGGTAGTAGAACTGGTAAGGCTGCTGAAGCAGACCTTATGATTCTTATTGCAAAGAACCCACAAGTTGAAGGACAAGACGAAGAGGATGCACAGAGACATCTTAACATAGTTAAAAATAAATTATCAGGTTGGCATGGTAGTGTACATTGTGAACTTGACTATAGACTAGCGAGGTATACTGTATGAGATTGGTATTAGATGTAGAGAATACTGTTACTAAACGCAATGACAAGTTACACTTAGACCCATTTGAACCTACAAACAAACTTGTTATGGTTGGTTGTATTGACGAGCAAGGTAACACAATGATTATGTCAGATGAATATGATAATTGGAATGCATTGCAACCCATACTTGATAAAACTACATGTATGATTGGGCACAATATTGTTCACGATTTATTGTGGTTATGGGAGTGTGGTTTTAAATATGATGGCAATGTATTTGATACAATGTTAGGTGAATATATACTACAACGTGGACAGAAAGAACCACTTTCATTGGAAGCATGTGCTGAACGATATGAATTAAATACTAAGAAGCAAGACACAATGAAAGAGTATCTAAAGAAAGGAATAGGTGTAGATGAAATACCACATGATGAATTAGTTTCGTATTTAAAGAGTGACCTACGTGCTACAGAAGAACTTGCCACAAAGATATGCCAACGATTACATAAGAGAGAATTTGCAGGTCTTGTCAGTAGTGTATTACTAACCAATCGTGTTGCTATCTGTTTAGCACAGATATATCAACGTGGTTTTGCAGTGGACAGTGATGCACTTGAAACAGTAAGAAAAGAATTTACTCAAGAGAAGATGGACATAGAAAAGTTTTTACAAAAAGAAGTTAAAGATTTTATGGGTGATACTCCTATTAATTTAAATAGTCCTGAACAACTATCATGGTTAATCTATAGTCGTAAGCCTATAAATAAACAAGAATGGCCCATTGTATTTAGCCCTTACATGGGGGATACAGAATACAAACGTAGCATTAGAGAACACTCTACAGTTTTATATAAAACAAATGCTGTACAATGTAAGTCTTGTTATGGTAGTGGTAAGATACGAAAGATTAAAAAGGATGGTTCTCCTTTCGCTAAAGAGTCAAGATGTCTTAGCTGTAATGCTCAAGGATATTTGTTTATTCCTACGAAGGAGATTGCAGGTATGAAGTTTACTGCACCTACGTCTAAGTGGATTTCAGCACATGGATGGAGCACAAGCAAAAGCAACCTTGCTTTTCTATCTAGTGTGGCTAAACAAAAAGGTATGGATAAGGCACATGAGTTTTTATCTAAGGTCATTCGTTTGTCAGCACTTGATAGTTACCTATCATCTTTTGTTGATGGCATAAAGACCAATATAAAATCAGATAATAAATTACATGTAAGATTACTACAACATCGAACAGCTACAGGTAGATTTAGTGGAGCAGACCCTAACATGCAGAATATGCCAAGAGGTGGTACGTTTCCTGTAAAACGTGTATTTATTTCACGTTGGGAAGGTGGCAAGATATTAGAAGCAGACTTTGCACAATTAGAATTTAGAACTGCCGCATATTTATCACAAGATAAAGTAGCTATAGAGGAGATAGACAATGGGTTTGACGTACATAGTTATACTGCCAAAGTTATTACTGAAGGTGGTCAATATATTAGTAGGCAAGAAGCAAAAGCACATACGTTTGCTCCACTCTACGGAGCAACAGGCTTTGGGAGAAGTAAAGCAGAAGCCAAATACTACAAGGAATTTACCAACAAGTATGAAGGAATCGCACTATGGCACTCCCGATTGGCTAAAGAAGCTATAGAAGAACGTAAGATTACAACACCATCAGGTAGACAGTTTGCATTCCCAAATGTAGAACGTAGGTCTAATGGCACAGTTAGTTATTTTACGCAGATAAAGAATTTCCCTGTTCAAAGTTTTGCTACAGCAGATATTGTACCAATTACTTTACTAGAATTGGATAGGGATTTACAACAATATCAATCATGTATAGTGAATACAGTACATGATAGTATTGTTATTGATGTACATCCAACTGAAATTAATGAGGTGTTGGATGTCATTAAAAATATTAATGGGAAATTAAAAAAACTTGTTGACAAACATTTTAAAGTGTGTTTTAATGTACCATTATTACTTGAAGCAAAGATTGGTGACAATTGGCTTGACACCAAAGACGTTGCTTAATATATAACAACTCACGAAAGGAGTATAATTTATGAATAATGTAAATACAATTGATATAAATAACTTTAATGGCATGGCTCAAGCTATGGGTATGAATGCCGATTTAACTACTAAGAAAGCTACACTACAACTAGCTAGACTTAAACTACAACACTCACCAATTATGGGTGAAGTAGAAGTAAAGGGTAAGAAAACCCAAGCAGCCATAGTAAATGGTGGCTCTTATAAAATAGAGGATGTTGCCAATGATGCTACATTCTATTCAGAGGATGTGACGATTAGACCTTATGTACAAAGATTTATGTACAAGAAGTTTGATAACTCAAGTGGTCGAGCTTTCTATGTTAAGACTGTAATGGCTGACAATTTAAATACTGACCTTAAAGATAATGCAGGTGGATTCAATTGTGGTAAACCTGCAGGTTGGATTAAAGATTATAATGCCTTACCTGAAAATACTAAGAAACTATTAAAGAGTATTAAACGTGTACGTGTTTTTATTGGTACTCTTTCTGCTAAAAATGTTTTAGCTCAAGATGGTTCAGAACTTGAGGATGTAGTTGACCTTCCATTTATTTGGGAGATTGATAATAGAGATGCCTTTAAGATTATGGGTGAGCCTATTAGTAAGATAGGAAGTTTAAAGCACCTTCCTGTACAATATGAAATTGCGTTAGGTTCTACTGAACGCAAAGGAAATATTGGTACGTTCTACTTACCATCAGGTACATTGGGTAAAGATGTACATGAGGTAACAGATGAAGTGCAAGAAAGATTTGGTGACTTTATGCAATGGATTGAGAACTATAATGTATATGTTTTCGGTGCATGGAAAGATAAAGCCAAACCTGCTGAATTGTCTAAGGAAGATGCAGAGTTAGTTGAAGACTTTGTAAAAGTAGACAAGACATTAGATGACGAAATTCCATTCTAATGGCTTCATCTAAAGCTGAATTACAGGTATACAGTTACCTTGATAAAGCGACAAGGGGTCTTGTCGGTATGAGTGATGACACAATCGAACAGGTTGTGTCTCACATACGTGATGCATTAAAGAAACAGTTCTCTCCTAGAGAGGAAAAGTTTCGTGTTCGTATGTCAAATATCGGCAGACCTTACTGTCAACTATGGTTTCAAAAGAATAAACCAGAGACTGCAATACATCCATCAGCTAATCGTGTAATGCTTATGATGATGGGTGATATTGTTGAAGCTGTTTTTAAGGGAATACTCACTGAAGCTGGTGTATCATACACGGACAGTAAGGAAGTATCTCTTAATGTCAAAGGTAATAAAATAAAAGGAACGTATGACCTTGTAATAGATGACCATGTAGATGATATTAAATCTGCATCTACGTGGTCTTACACAAATAAATTCACAGACTTTGAAACAGTAAAGGATGGAGACAGCTTTGGTTACGTAGGACAATTAGCTGGGTATGCTAAAGCATCCAAGAAAAATGTTGGTGGTTGGTGGGTCATCAATAAAAATAATGCAGAGTTTAAATATGTTTCTGCAAAAGGACTTGACATTAAAAAAGAATATACTATATTAAAAGATAAGTTTGAACGTCTTGAGAAGAATAAATTCGAGAGATGTTTTGATGCTGTAGATGAAACATTCAGAGGTAAACTTACTGGAAATAAAGTATTAGGTAAGAGTTGTACATTCTGCGATTTTCGTCATGCATGTTGGGAAGGTATAGAAGAAAGACCTTCCGTTATGTCACAAGCGAAAGAACCAAGAATTGTGTCATATGTGTATTTAAAAGAGGAGTATAAAAATGAAAAGTAATTCTATTGAAGACATGGAAAGTATGATTAAGGAAAAAGAAAAAGAACTATTTGACCTTAAAAAAGAGTACAGAGAACTTAGAACACAAGGCTTACGGAATGCTATGGAGCAAAGACGAGAAGCCGATAGACTAGTTCGTGAAGAGATGAAGAATCTAGGAGTTACAGAGAAGA